TATTTGTACTGGATTGCCATCAGGAATAACATACGACAGTACTACAGGTTGGATAACAGGCACACCAATACTAGCATTGCCAGGTATCAATAATTATAGATTTACTGCACAAGCAGTTAAAACAGGTAGAGAAAATATAGGATCACCTGTATTTAACTTTGGATTTAATCTTGCATTAGATATAGTAGGTGATATCACATGGTTAACTAGTTCTAATTTAGGAACGGTATTCAATGGTACTCCTAGTACATTAAAAGTATTAGCAGAGTCTGATGTAAGTTTGCAATATAGAATTGCTTCAGGTACATTACCTCCTAACTTGATATTGTTAGAGAACGGTGAGATAACTGGTATAGTCGCTAATCAACCAACTGATGTATTTTTAGAAGGTGGAACTAGTACTAACTTTACATTTACTATTGAAGCATACTCTCCAATATATGCGATAATACAATCAATCAAAACATTCACAGTAACGGTGTATCAAGAATATAGTCAACCAACTGATATACTTTATATTGAAGCAGCACCAAGTATACAAGATAGACAATTGTTAGCTACGTTATTGGATAATGATGAATTGATTCCACCTGAATCAATATATAGATCAGATGATGTTTATTTTGGTAAAGCAACAAGTGTTATATATGAACATGCGTATGGTATATATGCTAGTGATATACAACAATATATTGCCGCAGTTACAAGAAATCACTATTGGAGAAATATCACATTAGGTGAATTGAAAACTGCTGTAGCAAAAGATGAAAACGGTGATGTAATTTATGAAGTAGTATATAGTAACGTAATAGATAATTTAGTTAATCCACAGGGTGTTAGTATTGAGAGTAGTATCTATTGGCCAAGACCAATAGATTTAAATTTAGGCCCATGGTATACTAGCATAACAGATATATTCACTAGTTATGCAGACGATATCAATGGTAATCTAACATACTATACTAGTCTAACCCCAGGCTTTGCTAGAACATTATATCCAAATAGTTTATACAACATGCGTAATCGTGTAGCAGATGAATTAGGGCAAGTTTATAACAGCACATTATTACCATTATGGATGACAAGTCAACAGCCTGATACTCCTACTAATCGCGCAGCAGGGATAGCAGGTGGAACATTAGGTTACACTCCTGCTTGGGTCATATGTTATACAAAACCAGGTTATGCAGACATTATCAAAGCCAACATAGAACAAAATTGGGGATATACTAGTTATACAACTGGCACAGCACAGTTTATACCATATAGACTAAATCAAATCAATTTTAATATTGATAGGTTCACCGTTAATAAGAGTATTACATATGACTGGGATAACAATCTCACTCCAGCAGCGTGGACTGGTTTGCCTAGTGCTAATCCTGTACCAAATCCTCTCAATAGTCAAGATTTTTATGTGTTATTTCCAAGACAAACTATTCTTCCAAATAATTCACAATACTAAATATATATAACGGAATAAAACAATGAGTACCATAAACACAAATTCGATCAATGTAAACTATCCAGTGCCCGGTGTTAATAATAATAGCCAAGGGTTCAGAGATAACTTTGCATCTATAGTTACCAACTTAAACACAGCTGGTACTGAAATCACAGACTTACAGAACAAAGTAGTAGTCAAGCAAGCACTAACTGGCACCATATTAAACAATGATATGGCTAATACTCTTATTAGTAATGCGAGTGTCAGGGGTTTTAGGTCAACTACATACAATCTGGGTAACGCATTATCAGGCACTGTATTAGTTGACACAAGTTTAGGTGATGTTCAATATGGCGCAGTAGCATCAAATACTACATTTAATTTTGGTAGTTGGGCACCAGCTGGCACACAAGCTAATGTACAATTAAACATTAGTGTATCTAATTCATTAGCAGTAATCACGTTCTCCGGAAATGTTGTAGTAGCTAATGCTAACAATAATGGAGTTAGTACACTTGAGAATTTCTCTAACATAGGTGGATTAGTTACATTGACCGCACCTGCAGGTGTGACACAACTTAATTATTTGATTAGTACTACTGATTGTGGCAACACATTATATATAAGCCCAATCAATCGTCCAAGAGTAGCAACACAAATACAACAAAGAATCGTTCCACCAACTGGATTGCAAGGTGACGTAACAGGGGACGTAGTAGTCGGACCATCATTTAATCAATTAACAATCACTGGAGCTAATACAGACCCTTATCTTACAACCTCAGGTAATACCACCCAACTTTATACTGATTTACCAATGGTATTTACTGGAACTTCACTTGCAGGAAACATTGTAGTTGGAACTACTTACTATGTGAAAACAATAGTAGCTAGCAATAAATTTACAATATCATCTACTGTAGGAGGTGCCAATATTGCAATTGGAGCAAATGCTTCAGGTACTACTATGTTTGCAGCTCCAGTATCATATCTATACCTAGCAACAAGTTCATATAATGCTACCGCATGTGCTACCAGCGTTACAAGCACAACTAGTAGTGGAAATATCATTACGTTATCAGGTAATTTATCTAGCATAACAAGTGCTGTGAATAAACCTATAATATTTAATGGCAATATAGGTGGATTAGTATCAAACACTGTTTATTATATTAAAACTGTAGCTAGTCCAAATATCACAGTTAGCCAATCAAGAACAAATGGTGTTGCTGGAAGTACTGTTGCAGTAAGTTCAAATTCAACTGCTACTACAGCTACATATTATGTAGGTAATGATATATGGCAGAGAATAGCATTAACGCCGTGGTAAAATTATAAAAATAAAAGGAAGAATTAATGGCAACGTCTAACTCAGCGATCAAAATAACACAGTTACCGAATATAGGTAATAATATAGCAGCCAACACATTGGTTGCTGTTGTTAACACGGCAGGCGATCCGGTAACACAACAAGCCAATATGCAGCTTATTGGTAATTTAATATTAACAGAAGCCGGTGGTGCTAATTTTGCACCCGCTGCATTATCTGAATTAGCATATTCTGTAGTAAACGCAGCACAACCAAACATAACAAGTGTAGGTACATTAGTTAGTCTAACTGTAACAGGCAATGTTGCTACAGGCAACATAAGTGCTACCGGTAACAGCAATTTGGGTAATTCAGTAACAGCAAATTATTTTGTAGGTGACGGTCATTTAATATCTAATATAACTACTGCTAAACAATTAGAATACGGTGGTAGTAATGTTGTCGTGACGAATAACGGGCCAGTGACAATTAGTGTTTCAACAGTACCAAACATAGTGAAGATAACCGATACTGGTGTAAATGTTTTTGGAACATTGCAAGTAAGTGGTAATGCCAACACAAGTAATCTAGGTGTGTATAACTTGTCAGTAGCAACTACGGCAAATTTAGGTAATGTAGGTAATGTTATTATTACTGGGGGAAGTGCCGGACGAGTATTAAGTACAGACGGATCAGGTAATTTAAGTTGGATCGTTGGCTCTGGACTAGTAGGTGCTACTGGACTCACTGGTGCCACTGGTGTTGGGGCTACCGGCTCGATAGGTAGTACAGGTGCAACTGGAGCTACAGGCGTAGGTAGTACAGGTGCTACCGGACCAATGGGTTTTCAAGGTGCTACTGGTTACAATGGCTCAACGGGTGCTACTGGGGTTACAGGTAACAATGGTAGTACTGGTGCGACCGGTATCGCCGGTGCTACTGGTGTAGGCAGTACTGGTGCTACTGGTGTAGGCAGTACTGGTGCTACTGGTGTAGGCAGTACTGGTGCTACTGGAGCAACAGGTTTAACAGGCAGTAGTGGTGCAACTGGATTAACAGGTGCTACCGGTGGTATAGGTTTTCAAGGTGCTACTGGTTATACAGGAAGTACAGGTGCAACAGGTGCAACCGGTGCTACTGGCGCGACGGGTGCGACAGGTGCTACTGGATATATAGGAACTACTGGTGCGACAGGTGCTACTGGCGCAACTGGTAATGCAGGTAGTACAGGTGCTACTGGTTGAGGTAGTACTGGTGCAACAGGAGCAACAGGCAATAACGGATCAACTGGTTCTACTGGATATGCAGGAACAACAGGTGCTACAGGTTATACTGGAGCGACTGGTAATGCAGGTACAACA